GAAGAAAGAACAGGAAGCACGAGCCTCGGCGGCGGAAAAGGCTCGTTTTAATGCAACTAGGCAAAAGGCAAAAGAAGCAGCAAATGAGGCTAAGCAAAAGGCGCGCGCCGAAGCGAATGAGGCTCGACAACAGGCGGAGGCTGGCCCGAGCCGCCGTCAGTCTCCTCCACACCGTCAGTCTCCTCCACACCGTCAGTCTCCTCCCGCCCCCGTGAAGACGAATGCTAGTCAGAATCGTACGATGCGAAACAAACAAAACCGTGAACTGGCGGCCCATTACGAGATTGTTGGACGTTGGCGTCAAGCTTTTGCGAATACAAAAGCTCAACAACATTTAACAACTCGTCAGACTGTTCGGAAAATGGCCAAGAATCACTTGAGTTTGAACCTGAATACTCTCCTTCCAAATGGAGGAAGAGGAGTACAGAAAAAAGTCTTGGTTTTGCTTCACCCGAACAGGGGCAAAAACGCAAATACTAAAGCTCTACGCCAAGTCCTGACGGCTGAACTATCTAGTATCTAAACCCACACAATAGCATCACCGATACCAGATACAGGTCCTCCTAAAGGCCAAAAAGGTTCTATGGACCATTGACCTCTGTGACTCAATACATCAAGGAGGATATGTAAGGCGTATATTTTCCGAGCCCTTGAATTTTGAATCAAAATTAGAAACAAAAGGGAGTGAGGAGCCTTGTACAAGACTGAGTACGCCACCCACCAGTCTTGTATGAGTGACCATGGAACGGGCCAGGGAACTAGGAGGATCATGGGGAGGTCCGGGGCCACTGACCAAAAGGCATCACGCCACGAGACGGCTCCAAACACGAGTTGGGTACAAAAGATATGTTGAGGCCAAAGCATCTTCACCCCCTTAAAAGAGACGGACGAGTATCTTTTAATGGAGGATCGCCTTCGAATTATTGCTGATGATATTTGGTCTTCACTCGGTCCCGGGTACAGCGAGTCCGTGTACCACTGCGCGTTTGAGGTGGCTCTCCGTAACCGCCAGATACCCTATGAGACGGAGCGTATCGTGCCCGTGTATTACAAGGAGCAAAATGTTGGACACATACGTGCGGACCTCATTATCGACCGTGAGGTCGTTGTAGAACTCAAGGCTGTGAGCAAGCTCAACGAGACGTACCGGGTTCAGACCCGAAACTACCTTCGTCTCCTAGGTCTCGAGGTGGGATACCTGATCAATTTCCCAGACAAATTGGGTCCCTTGGAGTTTGAGCGGATCGAACTCAACACCGACCCCGTCCCGTCATCCACTGTGGAGCCGAGCCTCGAGGGGGCGCCACTCACACCGTCGGAATAAACTGCCAAAGTAACTCATCACAAATTTTCTTCCAAATTTGGTCTTGGACATATAACTTTTCACGACTTTTCAAGAGTGGGAAACAGGGGAGGTATTGATCCTCCCCAAGGAGCTCACTCATTTTGTACAGAACAAACGAGTAACTCAAAAAGTTTTTACGGTTCGCAGGCTTGTGCTTCTCGAACGGTGCTTGTATAGCGTGAAACATGAGTCTTAATTTGTGTTCAAGCTCTTGAGGCATCGTTGGAGGAGTGATGCCGCTAACTATAGTTGCTATATATGGAACGTGCTCATAGTACTTTGCGTATCCAAGTTTCTTCAAAAGAGCCTTGACCTTTTCATGGGTAATCTCCGCAAGGTCCTTGACCTTTTGTTTCCGAAACTCTGTTCTCAGTTTAGAAATAACATCCTCGGGAACAGTCGTCGATTCCTTGGCTTGAAACTGGCTTATCCATTCGTTAAAGTGATTCTCACGTTTGTACGAGTATACAATGTGTTTCTCAATTTCCTGTTCCTCCTTGAACCCAACTTCGTCACCCAAAATGTATTCGACGGCCCCACACTCTTTACAAATCTCTTCAGATGCCACTTCATCAAAGACACGAGAGTATACCGCACCACATTGGGGACAGGGCGCATCATGAAATTCCTTTTTCTTAAAATCATCTTCGTTTCCACCTTCAACTTCCTTGAGATACTTCTTATATATATCGTTTCTCTGCACACCCTTTCGGGTAGATATCTGTACACCAGCGACCTTTTTGGTCGATGCAGACCCCCCACTCTCAACTTCACTCGTATATTCCTTAATGACGGGAACACACGAAAGAAGATACTCCGCTAGTTCAGCTTCTGATGTACACGCGCGTATTCTTTCTTCGTACCTGGCCTCCATTTTATATTTTATAAGTTTTAATTTTAAGCTTCTATCTTTGGTGCCAAGTAGAACCGGAGATCCCCTAAGTTTGCAATTGTGTACCGAAAGATAATCGGCATATTTTCATTCTCAGAATCTTGAAGGAGTTGGACACTCGAACACATATTTGTCGCCTTGGTAAATAGGTTGATGTACTTGAGACTGAATGTGCTTCCAGTCTTTTTGACGACATCTGGGAACTCGATGACCGTCTTTTGGTCCGCAAAATCACCCCTGCAGCTGAGCTCGAGCTTGTTGCCCTCACGGATGATATCCATCTCGGTCGCCAGGTTGCCCATGTCCCTCGTGATACGCTGGAAATCTATAGAAGGCAGGGTCGTCACGACATTCATGTGAATATCCGGAAGCTCGAGTATGTCTTCATTAATGTCCAGGAGTTTGAGCTTGAAACTTGTTGACGACTTTTTGTCAGGATTCTCTATGAAAATCTCCATATAGTCACGCCCCTCGATACGGACAAACAAGGTGTCTTGTCCAGTCACAGACTTGAGGAGCTTGTACACGTTGGCCATGTTCAGTCCAGCGATGATATCTGTCGAACACTCGTACTCCTCGAAATTTTCAGCACCCAGCTCCATGTGTACCAGGGTCACACGGGCCGTGTCCAGGGTCAAGATGTGAATACCTTTAGGTGTAAAGTATACATTCACATCATTGATGATATCCTTGAGAACCTCAAATACAGACTTTATAGCCGAAGCCTGAATTGTGCGAAAATGCATCTTATGTTTCAAAGTGCGTTATCCCTTTAAGACCGAGTTTGAGACGCCGTCTCGGACTCGTGATCAGCCCTGCCGCTTTGCCTGGTAAGCGTCCGTAATATTCATTGAAATTTTAGCCTCAAGTTCAGGTGTCAATATAGGCTGAAGAGACTCGCCGTACTTGTCCAGTTCAAATAGACCAGGGTTTTCCGTACCATCGAGGTTCTGACACAGGTTCCCAGAACAGTCCCATGACTCAAAGTCGGTCGGGACCATAGACTCGAGCCATGCCTTGACTTCAGCCCCGACACACATGTTACCCTCATTTGTCACAAGGGTCGGAACTCGTGTAATCTTTTTGGAAGGGACCCCATTCGTCGAGACGTTATGGAACCGAATAATCTCTATGAGAGCCGGCTGAGTCTTGATGAAGCCTATAATTTCCTGTGAATACTTGCACTTATCTGAGTAGACCAGAAGTGCCATCTAATCTATGTTGAGGGTTTTTGCCCCTCGCCCCGAGCGCACCTTTTTTGTTTGCGTAGAGTAATGAAGAATCTTGTGGTTCTGGCACTTGCCGTACTGATACTTTTTTTCATATGGAACAAAAGGACCCCAAAGTCCGAGTACGCTGCAGGTGACGTGAACCTTACAGCACCCGTTCCTCCCCTGATCGTTCAGGCAATTATCGAAAAGGTCCAGTCTATGAAGCCCAACATGGCCCCAATAGATACCTTGTTTGTGAACATCCAGCCCGATGGGAGCTACAATTCGCGTATCATGTTCTTCGATACAAAGCACTTTCTGGGGACCCAGTATGATATAAGCGCAAAGGTCAATAACGATGGGTCAGTTGATATACTCAAAATTGGAGACTCGTCAACTGTTGACCCGACCTATGGGTACAAGCCCGACAAGTACCAGACGTGGACTGAAGTAACGGCCAACCTTGATACTCAGTTCAAGGGGGCTCTTCAGGGGTACAAGAATCAGAAGCCGCAGCCAAACCTCAATAACATGACGACAGCATACAACCAGGGAATGACGGTGACTCAGACCAACCTACAGTCGAGGTCCTGAAAGGACCGGTCGAGACCATAGCTCTCTCGAGGTCCTAGAGGCGCGTAGTTGTTCCCTCTCAAAATTAAGCGAATAGAATAGATGGCTTTGTCAGCCAAACAACTCGTCGCTTCTGAAAAGAAGCGAGATCTTGCTAAAAAAGAGTACTACCGTGCCCTTCTTGAGCAATTTTGTCGTAAAATTAAGGTGGCTTCGGACCTTGGGAGTCGAGATGCGATACTGACCGTACCCCCGTTTGTCGTTGGATTTCCTCGATACGATCTTCCAACGACTGTAGGGTACATGTGTCGCCAACTCCAAAGGCTCGGGTACATAGTAAACCTTGTTGGTCCGCTTGATATACGTGTTCAATGGACAAAAGCTGCAGCCCTTGATTCCGAAATGGAAAAGGAGGAGGTTGATCCGGGCACGTACCTTCCAAGTCTCGTCAACCTCAAAAAGACGGCAGAGAAACTACGGGTCACAAAAAGACACTAAGAACGAGGGGGCATCGGGGGCGGCGGAGTCACATTCGCGTGCGTACTCGGGTTCGCGGCAGCTGCAACGCTTGGCGCCCTGTTAATGTTTGAAACAATTTGCTGAGACATTCCAGCAAGTTGAGCAAGCGCTTTTTGCTGACCGTCAGACCCCATATCATTCCATTCCTTGGTTACTTTTTGCGTAAAAGCCTCTACGACTGGTGTCATGTTCTGGACGTACGCATCCTTTAGAGGTTGAGGAAGTCCCCTGAACTCGGCCATTGACATGAGGTTCACCTGCCTGTTTGTGAACCCGGAAGTTTGCTTGAAAAACAGGAAAAAGATTATGAGAGCAATGATGACCCACATGGCAACACGCTCCGCAGTGTGCATATTTATATGAAGCTAGATTTTCTTTTGACATAGTACATGGACCTCCTGAACGAGTCTGAGCGGCGGTTCACCAAGAAGCTCTGTGACGCTATGATTCCCGTGATGATTGAAGCATTCTGGGAAATATGGCTTGAGGCTAAGAAGGAGTCCCAGGGCAAAAACACCACGCGAGTCTTCCAGGAACTCCTTCGGGGTGTCAAGACCTGGAACTCTTCAATTTCACTCAAAAATACAGAGGCCATCATCAAGAACCAGTCCTTGTTTCCCAACCTTTTGGCGGCTGTATTCGTTATCCACGTCAAGATTCTGAGTGCAATCCGAACCGACAAAAAGTCCAAGAAAATCAGTATAAAGTTGCCCGCAAATGACGTCTTTGTTCAGCGATGCTACGAGGCGTGTGCCAAGGACTTGTATGAGAACCCCAGTATCATCGTGGATAACAAGTCCGAGGAGGAACGCAACAACAATTTGAACGAGCGGTTTCACAAGAGAATTTGCGTCGTTATTGAGGACCTCGTCCCAACGGCCGAGATTCTCAACACGTACTTGCCTTTGCCCGCCGCCGGCGAGGACCTGGATATGGACCATGAGGATGAAGACCCAGAGGGTGATGAGGACGTACCCGACTTGGCGGAGGAGGGCATTCCGGATGGAATGCCCGCGAGTGAAAACATCGACACCCTTCCCCAAAACACAGGGAACATGGAGTTTGGAAAGACCCCAGGAGGAGTCGATACGGCTGTGACCGTAAATAACTCTCTGACCCCACCGAGCGTTCCAGGGACGACGCCCCCGGCAAACGATGACGAAGGTGAGTCCCTGTTTCCAGACGCGCCCGCGAAAATTCAAAAATTAAACCATACATAAATAATAGAACATGGATCAGTACTTTCGTGAACCCATGAGTGCGGCCGTTATAGCAGCGTGTATAGTCGTCGGGTACATACTCATCAGGTCGAAACTCAATAATGAAGGAAAATTGAAAAACTCAGACTACTTCAAGCCAGCTTTTCTTGTTGGTGTCCTCGTCTATTTCATAGTCAGTAAAGGTCAGGGTGATTCCGGGCCAGTTTTGAAGGAGCCTTTTTAACTTAAGGACAGTATCCTTAAACTTGAGTAGATGACTACCGTAAAAGCTTTTGATGAGATGATGTCTCAGTTCCTCGGGGAGCTCAGTACCGTGTTCCCCGATGAGCCAGCAAAGACTGGTCCAGAATGCAAGACCTTTATGAAACAGGTTGCACCGTGGGCCGGGCAACTCACAGCACGTGACGAGTCATTTTTCAGTGATCAGAATGAGTTTGCAAAGAGTCTGAACCTTCACGTGATTTGGAAGCGTGAGGACTGTTCTGACAACACAAAGAACGCTATTTGGCAGTACCTTACGTCTCTGTATATGATTGCGACGACCCTGAGTATGTTTCCTCCGGAGACCCTCAGCGCCATCGAGGCTGCCGCTGAAAATTGTGCAAAGAATATGAAGCTGGGTCCGAACGGTCAGCCCGATGAGGCGGCCCTGATGGCCGGTGTCAACAGTATGCTCAGTCAGATGATGGGCGGTGGCGGGGCCGGGAACCCGTTTGCGGCTTTGCTCGGAGGAGCCGCTCCGCCGGCGACCCCTCGGCGAGCCCTCCCTCCATCAGGCAAAAAGAAAAAGAATCTCCGCAAGTAGAAGAAAGGAATGGATCCCAAAGAAGTCTTCAAGTCAAGCGACCTCTTGACCTTTTGGCCCACGGCCACACAGACGGCGAACCAGCGCGTCTCGGCAACGACTCGCTTCATTCTGTACGCCGCGTGTATCGTGTACATTATCAATCGTGATCCTCGCATCTTTGCTCTTGGCGGGGTGGCTCTTGCCATTCTGTACTACATGTGGACTACAAACATGATTAAAGATGGAAAGCTCCGTACAACAATTGGAGACGGGCGGTACTCGACCGCTTTCCGTCCAGATGTGACGCTTCCAACGACAGAAAACTCCATGGGCAACGTCCTTTTGAGTGATTACGTGGATAATCCAGACCGGCCAGCGGCGGCGTGGTACCCAAGCATACGGGGTCAGGTCCAGCAGGTCTGGAGTCAGATCCATCCGTTCGAGCGTCAGCGTGATGCCGAACGCAATTTCTACTCCATGCCCTCGACAACCATTCCTAACGACCAGACGGGTTTTGCGCAGGCGGCATACGGCAAGCCCTTCGCCGCCAAGTGTCACGACCAGGGCGGCGCATCTTGCGATCCAGATCGGTTCTACTCCAAGTTCCCAGAGCGTGTCCAGATGGAGGCTGGCAATTAAAATTAAATATGCGATTACATTAATAATGCCACAGTTTAGCTACTTGCCACTCGTGAACGAGAAGGGTGTGTGGTATGGCCCAGCCCAGGTTGTTCTCGAGGACAAGACGAATGTTGAAAGCAGCCTCCGCGAGGAGCCTACGACCTCTTGGAAGAAGGGATGGTCCGAGCAGACCTATGACTTCCCCAACACGTACGTGACCCTGCCTCTGCGCGTCATCGATTGGAATCCCATCAACACCTTTGGTGAGTACCAGAATGACCGTTTTGCCCAGCGTTATTACACCAAGGGTGTTAAGACGTGGGGGCGTTAAGCCTCCAAGGCGGAGTCCGAAGGACTCCTTGTATTCACGAATCCGTTGGACTCGGTCTCTTTAAAAAAAGATGTATAATAGTAATAATGGACCCGTTGGCCTTGGCCGCCGTTGTTGGTCTTGTGTTTGCTGGTAAGACGATTGCCGAAGGAAAGGAACCGTCACAAAAACCGTCAACCACGAAACCCCAAGCCCCTCTGACCCGTCGTGATATCGATATGATGGCGGATTCAGTTGGACACCGCGCAGATGCTTTCGATCTCCGGAACACAAACCCGGATTTCGGACGCCGTATTAATGATTGGCGCCTCCAACCCAAGGATGCCGTCCCGAACCTTCAGGACGTGACTCCGACCAACTCTCGCTTTCCCTATGGTCAGCCCGTATATGACCTGTATAACCGTCAATACATTACAAATAAGCAAAACAACCTGTCTCCTCTCGAACAGCCTATGCGTATCGGTCCAGGTCTCGGCGTCGGGCCGGACGTGCTCGCGGCTGGTGGGTTCCACGACTACTTCCGGGCTCTTCCCACAAATATCAATGAAGAGCGTCTTACCACGCTCGAGGGACGCCCAGGTCCCCGCAACCCTTTCGTCAAGAGCGGTGGCGCTGCCTACATCGGAGACATTACACAGGAGGCGCCCGCTTCCAAGACGGCTTTCCGTGCCCCAGGAGCCTACGGCGGTGGCGGCGCTCAGAGCGCGCTGGTCGCCCCAGAGGGTCGCCCGAACTTCCTCAAGACCAAGAAACCAACGATTCGCGGGGAGACTGGTTTGCGTACGGACACGCTCTCAGACGGTCCTCCACAGTACAACGTGCAACAGCCATACGCGGCCGGCGATGGGTCGTACACGGGTCTGCCCTTGACTCGGTCTTCCGGGTACCGCACCAAGCCCGATCGGGCCGCAAACGGTGCTCGTATGAATGTTCGCAACGACCCCGTCAACCAGGTGGGCGCGGCGACTCAGCTTCGTATCGAGGCTCGCCCCGAGCAGCCAGGACCCATGGCTATCACCGGGACAAACCAGGGCCGTGGTACCTTGCCCCCAGAGTTCGACGACCCACTCAACGAGTTCAAGGCGAACCCCAATCCACGTGCTTCAAACGGATTCTTGGATATCGCCATCCAGCAGCTCGAAAAGAATCCTTTGGCATACTCTCTGGCCGACCCGAAAAAGGCGGACCCAAACATGGGCACTTTGCCTTTTAACACGGTTTCTGTGAACTAAGACACGGTAAAAAAATATGGGTTAGTACTAAATGTCGGGAGGTGTTGTTCAACTCGTCGCCGTCGGCCCTCAGGACGCTTGGCTGACCGGCAAGCCCGAGGTTTCCTTTTACCGGTCCAACTACAAGCGCTACACGCACTACGCCAACTCTGTGGAGCGCCAGGTGATTCAGGGTGCCCCCATCGCCGGTGGCATCTCGACCATCCGCTTCGAGAAGAAGGGAGACTTGCTGAGCTACGTGTACCTGACCGTCCGTGACGCGAACGGAGCCCAGCTGGTGAACCCAGACTGGACCAAGATTATCGACAAGGTCGAGCTCCTCATCGGCGGCCAGATTGTGGACACCCAGGATATCGAGTACATGACCGACATCGAGCCCATCACCGGCGCCCAGAACTACTCCCAGCGGTACCTGAACAACAACAGTGCCACCTTCAATAACCAGAAGAACACGTTCCTGCCTCTGAAGTTTTTCTTCTGCAAGGACTGGTCCGTGTGTCTGCCCCTTATTGGTCTGCAGTTCCACGATGTGGAGGTCCGCATCACCTGGTCGACCTATCTGAGCCAGAACATCACCATCGGCAACACGACCAACCCAGTGCTCCCTGCCCAGCCCCAGGGGACGGCCAACTTGACATCCGATGTGACCCTGTCCTCGAACGTGGCGAACGTTCTGGTGGCTCAGACGACCGGCCCTCTCTTCCCAGGTATGATGGTCGTTGCCGCCACGAGCAACCTGCAGACCAACGTGGCAGTCGTTCAGTCCTTCTCGAACGCCTTTGCCCCAGTGTCTGGCCAGGGCTATTTCTCCAACGTTGTCGTTGCTTTTGCCAACAGCGCCGCGAGCAACATCTCGTCCCAGTTCGGTCTGGGCCAGACGGCCAACCTGTACGCGCCAGTGTGTTCGACCCAGATTCCTCTCCTGCAAGCCGCGGGTACGGCGGCTGTGACCTCGAACGTTCTGACCATCGGCCAGGTTGTGAGCCCTCTGAGCCAGGGTGGTATCCAGATCGGCCAGTACGTGGCTGGTCTGCCTTTCACCGGCCCGGTCTACGTGTCGAACGTGAGCTCGAGCACAGTGACAGTGAACTTCCCGTCCCAGATTACCGCCCCAGTGCCTGCCGGTCTGACCATCTCTTTCTTCACCGGCACGGCTCAGACTTCCACCACATACAGCTCCCTTCAGTTCCAGGCCTGGACCAACTTCGTGTACCTGGACCAGACTGAGCGCGACTATTTCGCCAAGGCACCCACCTATGATATGCTCATCACCCAGGTGCAGCGTGTTGTGCTCGGCAACAACCCCGTCCAGGAGTTGGCTCTGGCTCAGCCCGTCAAGTTCCTGGCCTTCCCGTGTGTCAACTACGCCCAGATCTACGCCAACGGTGTGGGCTCTCTGACCGCCTCCAACTACCAGCTCAAGACCCAGGTGAACGGTGTGGACGTCGGGGACTCTCGGGCCCTTATCCACTTCTGCGACGTGCCCCAGTATTACAACACACCCTACGGCTATGTGCATAACAACAGCACGGCCAACGTGGCTATCATCAGCTATTGCCTGGACACCTCCAAGCTCCAGCCCACGGGCACCCTGAACTTCAGCCGTCTTGACACCTTCCGTATCGTCGTGCCCCCGACCCTGCCAAGCGGTGTTCTGGGTCTGTACAACACTAACATCACGAGCGCGTACCCCGTGCCTTACCTGTACGCCGTCAACTATAACATCTTCCGTATCCAGAATGGTCTGGGTTCGATTCTCTACGCCAACTAAACTCTGCCCCAAAATTAGAAAATGCACTGGATACTCATGGTACTTGTTGCATGTCTCATATTTCTAGCTTCGTATAACCCGCGCACGGGAAATCTCACTAAATTTTTTGCCCCAGAAACATCAGTAGATGGACCCCGTCCTTCGAGAGCGGCACAAAGCGATCGCGATACCGATGAGCAAAGTGAATGATATTCAGCACTTTTTGATCGTTCACGACAAAAGGTACCGAGAATGGACGTTTGTCACAGGCGGGTGTCGCCGACGCGAGGTCTACAATCCACTTCGGTGTGCGATTCGAGAACTCGAAGAAGAAACACGCGGGCTCATAAACTTAAAAAGGGGGTCCTACTCCTATTTTAAGTTTACGACGAATACACCTGAACCACGGGACGTGGAAGATGGCGTCGAAGTCCTTAATCACTATCACGTCTATGTATTCAACTTGCCCATGACGTCTACAGAGCACCGTCACATTATCAAACGATTCATAGAAGAAAAGAAGAAAATGGAAGGGTCCGAGGTTCCTTTCCGCAAAAATTACGATGAAAATGACGAGTGTCGGTTTGAGACGCTCGACAGTATTGCACGGTGTCCGAACCTATGGCCCATGATACGTCAACACGTTCTAGAAAACCAAGAGTTTACTCAGGCGATTGAGACGACTCACTGGACCCCTTTCAATCTACGCGAATAGCCCCCAGTCCCACAGGGACTGTGTTCCCAAGCGCATTTTAATTTCCTTCCAAAATTCAGATGACCCGCTCAAAGACCGAGTTGGCGATCATCCTTGTCAAGCTTCGAGGTGAGATTACAGACCAGAAGAAGATTGAGAAGGAGGCGGCAAAGCTAGCCAGTGAAATGTCCCTGATGAAATTGTGTTATGAAATTCAAAAGGTGGAGGAAACAAACCAGTCTGCGACGCAGGAGCAGACTGTGACGGAAGAGACCCCCGTGAAGACCGAGGAGACCCCCAAGGAGACCGAGGAGGCCGAACCAGTCGAACTTACGAAAAAGGAAGAGGCGATTGTCGAGGAACTCAAGGCACCCGAAAAGGCAACGCCGACTCAGAAACATAAACACATTTTGTCTTGGCTTTTGGACTCATCGAGTGAGGACGAAGCTTAGAGGTACGAGTGCCTCTAAAATGAAGAGATGTCCATAGAACGCTGGCGCGTACCACACGGGCCAGGAACCCATGTCCTCATGGACGGTGGGATCTTGTGCGTGCCCCCGGAAGAGATTCAGGACTTCTACCGAGAGTACATAGAAACGATCAATTTAGGAACAAAATTGTATGTCGTCGAACAAAAGACGGAAAGTTTCAAGTTTTTTGTCGACTTGGACTATAAAGCCCCTGAAAAGTTGGCCGATGAAGACCTTGTTCAATTTTGTTCTATAATTCACAAAGCTCTTGAGACTTCGAGTCCATGTCTCATTGCTCGGGCCAGACCAAGATCTATAGGTGAAGGCCTGATCAAGTCGGGTGTGCATATTCACTGGCCAAACATGACAGTGTCTCGGACCCAAGCCATGAATTTAAGATCAAAAATAGTGACAAGTTTGGCGGCCGATCTCCCTTTTGATTGGGACAAGGTCATAGATGCTTCAGTCTATGGTGGCTCCGGACTTCGGATGTTATGGTCACACAAGAAACCGACAGGTGACCCCTACGTGCCTTGGCGCTCTTTGGATGGACGAGAGTTTTCCAAGGTGCCCGACGTGGAAACCTTAGCACTCTTTGCTATTCGGACAGATGAGGACCTTACAACAGGTGGACAGGGGGAAGAGGCCCTTCGGGACACAGGACCTCTCGAAGACTTTGTTCAAAAGTACATGGAAGGTCAGTCAAAGTCCCAAGTCAAAAAGGTTCAGAGGCATGAGCACAATGGCTGGTACGTACAGACGGACTCCAAATTTTGTGAACGAATTCGAAAGGAACACAAGTCGAATCACGTATGGTTCCACATAGCTTCCAGGCGCATTTCTCAACGGTGCTTTGATGAAGACTGTGCCGAGTTCAAAGGGACCGAACATATTCTTCCTCCATCTATAGTAGAGCAACTCAACGATGTTGCTATTGTGGGTAGTCCTCCTTCTTGCTTTCTTATGGATATTTTTCCCGATGGGGCCAAAGAGTCGATTCAAAAAGTACGAGCACATGGTTCACCCGTACTCGGGTCTCGATCCAGTAAACTGGCAACGGTTTCTGGACAATCTCCACACGTTCGAACAGTTGGCTTCGTCACGGGTCGATGATGCCTCAGAGGCCCTCTACGCAGCGACTGAAAACATCAGGGACCTTGGGCTCGGACTTCGTCGTGCAGATGACTCTGAGATTCGCGAGGCTCTCGCGGACATGGCTGAAAAGCTTGGGTACGAAGGTGAACTTATTTTGAATCAAAATGCAGCTGAACAAGGACTTTACTTCTTCCCACGTTACTTAAACGAAACGCTCATGGATTATCCAGAATATGCCGACACGCGCGACCCGGGTCCAGTCAGGAGCCACGGGCAATGATCCGCGTCCAGCTGCGGAGCAGCTGTCCTCCCCCCAGCCTCCCACACCCCTGGACACCCTTGCTGAAGCTGCTACTGCCTTAGAGTCCAGCTCCGAAGGAGCTGTCCGCACCCGCTCGGGCCGCGTTTCCAAGCCCCCTGTCCGTTACGAGCCCGTTGAGCAGGTCGAGGACGACTATGCTCCTGAGGATTACGACACGGAGGACCCAGATGAGTCTTCGGAGGACATCTCGACGGACGAGGACGAGGAGGACGATGAATCTGATGCAGATGAAGATGGAAATTTGGACGGATTTGTTGTACCAGATAAAAGTGAGAGTGATGTAAGTGACAGTGACGAAGAGGATGGAGAACCTACCGTTTCTGTCGCAAAACCCCGAGCCGTCGTCAAGAAACGTCCAGCCCCCGCCCGATCCTGAACTTCGAGTTCCTCGATCTTGGACACCCCAACAGGACTTTGAAGAGTCTGCGCCTCCGAGACGTTTTGTTCCCGCGTTCGAAACACCGGCGCGTCAACAGAACGTCCTTGATTCGCTCAAGGATAATCATATTGCTCTTATTTTGATTGGTATTGTCATCGGCGTCCTTATCATGAATATGCGGCCCATCATCGTGAACCCTATGAAGTAAACGGATACAAAGGTGCGTTCTTTGCATAGTCATCGTTGCCAACAAAAGTTCCTATAGGACCTGTACGGTTCGCATACACATCCTCCTGTAGTATCCCCATAAAGGGATTTACACGAGTTTGATCAGCCGGCTCCATATCGCGAAACACAGTGAATTGTGAACTGCCTGTTCCATCGTCTACCGGAGGCGGTTTCGAAGTTTCAGATGTTTGAATCCGGTAGATTGTTAGAAAAAGCAAAAGCGCAACGACAAGTACTAATCCAATAGGTATGATGTATCCATGTCTCAAAAGATAAAGGCTCGTGAAAAGAGCCATGGCTCCAGTAGTTGCCACGAGGACATATTGCCACGTGGGAAGTGCTGTGAAAAGGTCCATATCTTCTATTTATCAAGGTTTTTTACGCTGCTGCTGCGGGCTGGTCTGGAACCTCATCGTCACCGGTGGGGGTCTGAGTCGCCGGGGCCCCGGTCGGGGGAGACAGTTCCTCCGGAACTGGCGACTCGTCCCCCTCGGCGATGCTCTCAATCTGAACAGCGGGCAGACGACGCTCCTCGATAATCTTATTCACGCGCTCGTCAGCCATAGCCACCAGCTCGGCCACCGTCTTGTCTGGGAACTCCTTACGCAGCTCCTCAACAATCTCTGCGGGATGAGGGATCGGAGGAACATCGGGCTTGGTATAGAACTTGGAGTTCTCATCGGCCGGGTCGATGTATGGGTACGGGCCAGGCTGGGGCTTGGCCATCATATCGCGCTTACGCTTCTCGAACATGGCGGCAGCCTGGCTCTGGTTCTCGCGGTACTTGGTCATAATCTCCTCGAGCTTCTCGTTCTGGTAATGCACATCCGAAATCTGCTCACGGTCTGGAGGAATCAGGAGCCACTTGTACATGTCCACAACGTAAATGTCGACCAGTGCATCCTCCTTCTGAAGGCGCTTGGCGTGACTAGAAGCCTCGTCACGGCTTGCGAAACATCCACGAATCTTCATACCCAGCTTCTCATTCTTTTGAGGCTGGTCAGGACCCACAAACGAAATGCACGCGTACAGCTGGCCAGGAACCGTCAGATAGTCTTGCTCAAGAGTACCCATATAAAAGGAACAAGCGCTTATTTTTTAAGCTAAATGGCGCAAACAAGTGAGCACATGCGCAAAATGCACAATGATGCAAAACGCCAACTGATTCAGCGCTGGGTCCTTCCCGGTACGAAAGTGCTCGACTGTGGGTGCGGCCGTGGAGGGGACTGGCATAAGTGGAAGGCGGCTCGAGTCCACGTGTTTGCCATCGACCCGGACGAAGAATCTCTCCGGGAAGCCGAACAGAGGGCTCACGATATTCAGTTCGGCGTCTGGTTCCTTGGTAAGGGAACTATTATTCAGGCGGCTTTTGCCGGTCCTTTTGATGTCATATGTTACAACTTTTCGCTCCACTACATTTGCGAAGACCCTCCTCTGTATCGAGCCTCTCTCAAGGCGATTGCGTGTGGCCTGAACCCGAACGGTCTGCTTATCGGCGTTGTGCCTGAGAAAGCCAGAGCCGAGGCGCTCGTGGACCAGTACGGACACTTCAAAGACTCTCTGGGCAACGAGTTTGCACTGCTTCAGGGTGGGCGCCGTCTGAACGTTCGGTTAGCTGATGGGCCTTTCTATGCAGACGGTGGTCGGGAGGAGCCCGTCCTAGACTCCACCGTGTTGGTCCAGGACCTCGCGGTTCTCGGGCTCGACTTGGTCATGTGGGAACCCATGCTTCCCGAGCCAACAGGTCTCATCTCCGATTTGTACTCAAAATTTGTCTTTCGTAAGAGTAGGTAAGATGATCTGGCCGATCGTCGCAGGAATCTTGTTTATGTTTTTACTTTTGATATTCTGGTTTCACCAGGAACCTCCCATGCTGACAGAACTCAAACGAAGATACTGGGCCACTCTGGCTATGCTCCGTCAGACAGGCGACCCCATGTGGAAAGGAGTCCTGAAACCTTCTATACTCACGGGTATGAGTGGTTGGGACAAGTCCAAGGGGCCTATAGGTTCAAACGTGAACAAGGGGTACGAAATTTACATCTGTCTGGACGGAGACGATGTAAACTCGGCTATGTATGTACTTATTCACGAGTTGGCACATATGTCCGTACCCGAGTACGATCATACGACACATTTCTGGGATAATTTTGAGGCGCTCAAAAAGCTTTGTGTTCAAAACGGCCTGTACACACTAGATGGGGAACGCAAGTATTGCGGGGACACGGTGAAAGATGGAGCCTAGGCCCGCTCAATCACGTACTTCTTGATAATGTAAAACACAAGGGCCGCAACAAGGGCCGTGACAGCCATGCCTGTGAGCGAGACGTCCCCGGACTCACCCACAAACTTGGGAACCATAGTACGAAGCCGAGTCTGAACAGGCTTGGAGAAGGCAACCACGGACGCCACACCTGCAATCAGGGCCTGGAACTGCTCATCCGTGAGACCGAAAGGATTCTTGGAGGAGGACCGGCTAGACTCCCCTGCCTCACCCTCGCTCACCTGGTGCTTGCGGGACGCTGAAGGCGCCTGGGGGTGCTGAGGAGCGTATGGTGACCCACCAGCCACCTCGTTTTGCATAAGCTCCTCAATTGGAGTAGAAAAATCAGCCATTTGAGATTCATCAATCTTTTTTTCCTGCTGATAATTCTTCAACAACCCGGTTGGAACGGTTTTCGTCGCAGTCTCAGGGTCACGGTTCAAGGCTTGGCGAGCAATCTCCTCGTTGACGGGCATCTCTTCCCTTTCTGGAATCTCGTTAATGAGTCCACTTACGTTTGGATCGTATGTGAGCATCTGAATTTTAAGAGGAAATTAACAAAGGAGGTCAAGCGCGTTTGACTACATTCACGGACCCGCCTCGCCTCTTGACGGCCGGTTCGGGTTGGGCAGGTCTCTGTGCTGCCCGTGGGTTATAGTGTCTCTGGTGATACTGCCAGAACGCCGGGGACCCGACCCGGAAGTTTCGCCTGATGGGCGCCTTGTACCAAAAGACACAATCTGTGATACGGTTCGACTTGGACGTGTTGTCTAGGACCAAACACTCGTAATTCTCGGTACAGGCGTCCATGACTTGTGAAAACTGATCAAAGGTTGGGAAGACCCCAAAGAACGCCTTGTACAAATTCTCGCGGTTCTGTCGAACGTTATCACGAAGCGCAAAGACGTAGTCCACGTTGGTACGAATCATAGGGGTCATGTCCATACAATACTGAGTCGTCATCATGAAAAAGATCTTCCAGTGACGTCCATTCATAAAGAGTTGGCGGATGGCCACGTCACGCATAAAGGACCGGTCGTACATACAGTCGTCCATAAGGACAAAGACCGGACTGCACTTCCCTATCGCCAAGAGCTTCTTTTGACGCTCTATAATCTTCTCAAGGGCATCACGGTTATAGTCTCCAAACACAAAGAGGTCTGGAATAAACTGCTTGTAGTACCCGTTCCCTTCCTCCGTCCCTGACATGGCGATACCGGCCGGCAAGTGTTTCTTGTGCCACAGGATATCCGTGACGAGCGTCGACTTTCCCGTTCCACGCTTCCCTATAAAGACGCAGACCTTGTCGTCGCCCATCTTGGATGGGTCGAACTTTCGGAGTGCCAAAGACATCCTCCTTCCTGTATTTTCAAAACAAAATAGGAAGTGGCCTGGGGCGCGCAACATAGACCGAAACAAATATTTTCAAGTACTAGAGGCGGGCTCATGTCAGCCGGATACATACAGCTCGCCGCCCTTGGACAACAAGATGCATATCTGACCGGCGAGCCGCAAGTGACGTACTTTTCAGGAATGTACAAGAGGCACACACCGTTTGTCCTTGAAGCGTACGACATCCCTTTTAATGATCAGTATTTGACGTACGGCGGAACGAGTATTTGTCACATTCCACCAAAAGGAGATCTCATACGAGGACTTACACTCAAACTCATACTTCCGGCACTCTACAATCCTGGCGGTGACTGGACGTGGCCCCTGGCCCCAAGTGCAGGAAACGTTCCTCAACTATGGTTTGGTCTGACAAATGGAACTATAGTCCCCGAGTCGGGAAGTTTTAACGTCCCTTACTACTCTACAAATGGATACACAACGTGGGCCTCTTCATTTTTTCCTACATATGGAACGTACAATTCAAATACAAATTACTTCAACTTTACGTATTCAACTGGAGGCGTCGGTCTTTCGAATGTGATTGTTCAGTCGACGTACACAGCAAACAATGCAGGTTCGGGTGTCTTTTGGGGGTTCGATCCTTTGGGATACTCTTACACGGACACTTACGGAAACCTTGTTTATACCGCAACATCAAATACTGTAACGCCAGCACTCACCCTCCAGCAGGCCGGCTGGGTCCAAACGGCCGGTCAAGTCGTGAATACGCTCACGGGGTTTTACGTCGCCTTAATAAACCCTTTCCCTTTAACGAATTCTATACAGTATCTAAACTTGAACAAAAGTATTTCAAATAAGCAATTATTCACAGTTTACGATTCGACTGGTATTTTCCAGGTATCGGCCGGAGGGTGCATTATTTTCAACACAACTGGATACTACGTTGTACGGGCCGGTTTCAACTTGGATGTTGGCTCGGTTCTCTCTTTGAGTTATTCCGTCTCTGGAATTGATAATACATCAGGTACAATTCCTTCAACCTTTGCTTATACACAAACCTTTACGGTGTCTCCAACCCCTTCATCACCTGCTATTATTCCTATACTTGTTACAACCTCGGGTTCTTATTATTCCTTTTACATAACAACCAATAGTGGAGGGAACTTTATAAACGGAACGTACATGTCAGGAACATGGGCTAACGACTGTTACCCACTCTCGAATAACATCACTCTTACATCCGCAAACTCACAATACGGGTCACGTGTTCTTTTGTATTCAAATACATCTTCCCCTCTGAATTCTACCGTCACTCTGACAAAGACATCAAACTTGAACTTTAGTATAGATGGTCAGTATATAGTTACAGGAGTCCTGAGCGTTTCAAATGCTATCACAAGTAACCTATCTGAAATATACGTCACAAACGTAACGGTCGGAAACACAACGAGTTCTTACACGTATGATATGTCCCAACAAGGTCGTAACCCCACGTATGCTTTTTCTATACCTATTGTTGCAAGTAACACATCAAATTACTTCATAAACGTCGCGACCCAGAGATCTTCAACTTCAAATTTGTTATTAAATAATTCATTTTTCGCTGTAACACAGACAGGGGTTACGGCAGGTACTTTTCCCAGTATCGTCGTGCCGTATAACGGCATCTTGCTTCAGTCTAATTCAACAACTCTCACTACTCCTCTTAATTTGGCGAACAACTTCACGTCAAACGGAAACTCCAAGGCTTTCGTCACGGTGAACCCATCGGGGAACCTTGTCTTTTCGAACGTCGGGTCTTACATGATTACAGGCGTCTTCTACACGACCAATTTTGTTTCAAATATCATCATCACAAATAGTGACTCGAACTTTTTACAGTACTATAACCCGACTCTTTCATACTCCGCATCACCGCCCTATACCATATCCGTCCCCTTTCACATCTCCGATAACACAGCCTCGTACGGGATTACAGTCGTCACGACCCCGTCCGGGGGGTTGGTCCAACCGGGCACTTTCATTTCGGTGACGCCTCTTGCTTCCCCCGTCACGTCTGGTAACTTTGGTGGAACCTTTGCGTACTACGACTCCGTTGGGACCCTTGCTATCGTGAATGCAGACCTCAAGGTGGGTGGACAGACAATCCAGAGTCTTTCAGGTGAATACATAGAGGTTTGGAACGAGCTCAACGTTCCCTATGAGAATCAACCGGGCCTTCAGCTTCTTACTGGAAAATACGACACACAAACAAGTGTCCCGCCACCTGGCCGTACGTACTATGTGAACCTTCCATATTACTTTTACGGAAACCCCGAGCTTTCTTTGCCCATCGTGGCACTCGGGCGTCAAGACGTGGAGGTCTGGGTCACTTTTAACAACTTTTCCAACTTGACATCCGTTGCCGTCACAAATCCAGCTCTTAACGCAACAATCATTACAGAGTACGTGTACCTGTCGAACCCGGAGATTGATTGGTTCCAGAGTCATCAGTTGGACTATGTCATAACCCAGTGTCAGTATGACCAGTTTATCCTCCCCCAAAACTTTCAAACCTCTATTTTCAAACTAAAATTCAATAACCCCATCAAAGAGCTCTTTTTCATCATACAGCCTCAGACAAACATCGCTTATGACTATTCGGGAAATGGTCTCGTGAGCCTGGGTATGTCATTCAACGGTGAAGATGTGTTCCTGACAAGTACGACAAATAACCTGTACCTCGGGTCCCTTGAACCATTTCTCAAGCACATCAACTTTTTCTCCAAGCCTCCCCCGCCCCAACAACAGATTTTCGGCCGTCAGTTTTACATGTACTCCTTTTCGAGGACTCCCTTTGAGACGCTTTCCTCTGGCCAGGTGAACTTTAGCCGTATTCAACAGGTACTTCTTGAAATGAATATCTTCAACGCAAATTCAAACTACCCTCCAAAGAACTTCAGGGTCATCGCTATAAGTCAGAACATCCTCCGTGTTGAAAACGGAATTGCCGGTATTATGTTTCACTGAGACCAGTCGCGTAGCGACCTCTTTCAAACGGCGGCGCCCTTCGGGCAAAAGAGGCGCTCAGCGCCTCTTCCTTTTTTCCTGCAGATTTATAAGTATGGCCGGTCGTGCCAGTTTGGTTTTCCTCGGCCAGGAAGACATTTCACTCAGTAGTGACCCTCAAGTCACCTATTTCATCGAAAAATACCAAGGTCAGACCCAGTTTTCATCTCGTCTTGACCAAGTTATATTCGATGAAGCAGGTGTTACATTCGGTTCTGAAAATCACAGGATTATCCCCAAGTCCGGAGACCTCATTACGAATATGCTCCTGTATATACAGTTCCCGGGTGCCTTGTCTGGCCAACAGACCTTTTTCCCGACTGGCGTCAATGTCCTCGACTCTGTAGGAACTCTTATGTTTCAGTACGTCGAACTATACATAGGCTCCGAGCTCATCGAACGGCTCTATGGAGAATACATCGAGATGTTGTACGACTTGACCATTCCCAAGGGGAAACAGCCTGCCCTTTCATTCTTGGATGGCAAGAACCTGACGTATTCATCGGTCCCTCAGGGTGCATACACAATTCCTCTTCCCTTTTCGAGCTTCGTCAAGGGTCTCCCTTTGTGTGCCTTCAAAGAGCCCGTGACGATTCGCATCGTCTGGAACCCAACAACCTTTTTCACGAGTCCGCCAACACTCATAACAACGCCCATTACGGCCCAATTGAACATCGAGTACACTTACCTGTCTGATCGTGAGATTGCTTATATTCAGGGAAAGAGAATCGACGGACAAATACCAAGTGCAAATCGTCTTCAAATTTTTGAACAGGTCCAGCGTAACGAATTTTTTGCCCCGGCTGGTGTGAGCACTGTTCAGTGTAAGATTGAATTTTACAACCCTGTAAAGGAGATGTTCTTCGTCCTTCAACAAGATGCAGCCCGAGGGTACGATTATAGTAGTACAGGAGCCGCAGCGGCGGCCACGCAGACCATAGGAACGACTGATCTCTTGGCCAATCTCGAACTCGACTTTAATGGAGTTTCACGCATAGATCTCACAGTGGGTACTCCTCAGTTTGTTCGCATCATTCAGTCACTCGAGTTTCACACACGAGTTCCTAACCGTTTGTTCTACATGTACTCATTCAGTCTCGACCCCGAGGGGGACTCCCCGACAGGGTCCGTGAACTTGTCACGAATTAAGAACCAAAATTTGTACTTGAACTTTACAAACAACTCTCAGAACGTGTATATCCGCGTATATGCCGTGTCATACAACTTCCTTGAAACCTCGAACAACTCGGCCAAGGTGACCTTTTCGAACTTTTTCTAGTTAGAGACCTCCGTCTCTTTCTTCGTATGATGCGTACAGGTGACGGCGAGATGGATACGTCTCAAATTGAGACTGCAGCCATGGACCTTTTCCTGCCTGTTATGGAGTCCGCAACGGTCCTTGCGGCCCACTATGCCAAGGCGTGCGGTCGAAACTGTATAATGGCTCAGGACATGAGCTACGGGCTCATGTACGCAGCCAGGAACGTCACTGGGCGTCAGATTGGTTCGCTGTTTCCCGAGGTTTGGGAGGACGAGTCGCATGGTGACTCAGACGAAGAGGAGGAGTCCGAGTCGGAATCAGACACTGATTCCTCACCCGATGACCCCTGGGCCCGGTACGAGGGATCTGATGACACGGCCTGTAAGATGAATGAGTGTGCAGACACGTGGGATCAGTGGGTCCCAACAAGTCCAGCTGAGCGTGCGCTGAAAAACGCAGTTGACAAAAACTCCTTTTTTGGTAGAGGTGAATGACATATACGTTTTTCACGATAAGTGATTCAGACGAAGATGAGGAGTACTCAAGCTTTGTTGACTTTGAGGACTTTGAGGATGATGAAGAAGAACCTCAGGGCTTTGGAGGGATGGAAAAAGGGTCCGAGCTCAACTCCTCCAGCCCGGACTCGGCAGGGCCCGTTCCTTGGGATCCGTCCGAAAGTTTTTTTGCTTACCTATAATAAAACATGGCAGGTGTTGTGTCTTCCGTCGCTCTCCAGCTCGAGGCTCAGTCCCTCAATATGATTGTCATGGGCTTCACGTTCGCGGCGGCCATCAGCTGGTTCCACGCCGTCCGTGCCGTCGTGGAGAAGTTTATCAAGTCTGGCGGTGGCGTCAAGGGTGACGTGGTTGCGGCCATTGCTACGACCTTCCTGGCCATCGTCGTGTTTATGGTCGTCAAGGCGGTGGCTCGTAATGTCACCATCAAGAACCCATCCGATGTTGTGTAT